AATAATCTGATTACCTTGTTTTTTAACATGGTTTACAATATTGGTATACGGGTTGTGTGACGTGATGTGTTGGTCAAAGTTGTATTGATCTTTGCATTCGTGTTGAATATGAATTGGGAGATTGTAAAAATCATCAAGATTGTTACATTCTGGCCAAGAATCATCTTTTACATTTTTATAAAAAAGTTTTACTGTGTGATCAACATTGCCGTATATTGTATGAAATTTGTTGCCAATTATTAAAGTAGTGTCCCGGGGAGTCATAGGAGGAGGAACATGTATATTGTTAACAAATGTTGCAACAGGTAAGTCTGGACGTAATACTTCAACTCCAAAATTTTGTAATTTTTTTATTATATTCTGATAGTCTTCTTCGGTCTCAATTGCAATTTTTTCAAATAAAGATCTCACATGCGGAATTGTAATCCAAGAATAAAATTCAGGCGGATAACTACGACCCACAACACATACTTTTAACGGATCCCAGTGCTGGTATACTGAATACATGATTTTATTCCATTGGTCCTAAGATTTCAAATCCGTCTATTTCAGATTTGTAAGAGTGTGCTTGCTCAAGATACAGGTATTGGAATCCTCGTGCTCGGTATATGGCACACTCTGCTTTCATTGTTTCTATGCCCATTCTTAACTTGGGATTGTGATAGGTCCAGGCAAACTGATCGCACAAGGCATTGTGTTTGTCATACCTTTTGATCAGTGAAAACGCTACTAATTTTGCCTGATCATAGTATCCAATAATGTCAGTCATGGGATCGGTGTATCTGCTGTCAAATATGGGCATCACACTTGAAAACTTTTTGTAAACACAATACTCACGATAGATGGCATTCAGCGCAGCAATGTCTGGCCTGGTTATGTACATCCATTCTATGTTTATGTTGTAGTTGGTTTTGCTGAGGTCAATTCTAGCAAACTGATAACTGCTCATCTGGGATCCTGTCTATGATTAAACAACCCAGTTAAGTACTCCTCGGGCCAGGTGTGATAAAAGCCTTTGGCACTCATTTGTTTTGCAGCCACATTTAATTTGCTGAGGCTTTGTACTAGTACCAGTGCATACTTGCCTTGATTCATTATAACGCCGTTGACATCTTCCACGTCTGAGGGATGATCTTCCAAGGCCAACAAATCTTTGCGCAACAAAAATTCTGTGTTGGCTGTTTCGATAGCCGTGTGAAAACGTTCGTATGGCCATTCTGCAAGATCGTAAGCATACACAATGACTTCGTACCGGCCCATACCCCAACGTGCTCGATTGCGCAGATCAAAATACGGGTCTGCACCAATCAATACTTGAATGGTTTGGTTGAGTCGTGCTTGCCGTGCAAACGGACAAGGTGGCCAACCACCCAGTGCTGGGTGTGGGACTTCCACAAAGCGTTCGCTCCAGGCCAGTATATCAGCAGTGACAGTTTCGTTATCCATTAAAAGTAAGGCAAGTTAGATTTTTTAGTGGTCTCAATGTTTTCTTTGGCCAGTTCATTGATTAATTTTCTTTCTGCGGAACTCATTTGCAGTACATCATTGTAACTGGCGCCGCCACGCATGTACCAAGACAATCGCAAACTTTCTGCCCGGATTTGTCCAGCCTCCCGATCTAGGCTGTCTACATATGAACTGATTTGCTCAGCAGAAGAGATTAGGAGGCGGATGCGAAAAAATTTGCAATGTCCAAATCCACAGGCTGATCAAATTCGTGATTGCATTCAGTACATTTTATTTTCATTGGCGGTATTTCGCTTTGTTGTCTCAGCGATACCACATGCTCTCTAATTTGATTGTAAACTTTGCTTTCACAGTTTCTTAAAAATTCTTCAATTTGTGCTGCGTCTGTGACAGCACTGTTGGGTGTTCTAATGGCAGCAATACTTTGAGTCACAATGTTTATTGTGAGATCAGTGATGATTTTCATTGCTTGAGTCAATCGATTTATTTTTTCTTCTTCAGACAACTCCGAGCCCGGTAATGCAGACAAAATCTTTTGCTGCTCAAATTGTGCAATACTGCTTTGATTTTGTTGTTCGTAGTTGACTGGTTTAAAAATAATTTCTAAATCGCCGTAGTCAACTGTTTTGCTAAAATCCGGTGAGCCAACACGATCCAAGACCATGCGCAAGTCCATTGCGTATTCTTCTTCGTGATTGCATGCAGGGCAGCCAGTGTTGAGACTCATTTCGTGACCGTAACTGGCAATGCGTATGGCAATCAACAACGGGCTAAGGTCAATGTTGGGCACATGCCAGGCATTTCGAATAGCAGGCACACAACTCTCAATCACGCTGATCACTGCTTGGCCATTGAACAACGCATCAGGAGTGCGATAAGTGATTTCGTCAATGGCAGTCATTGGGTATATGGGCAACTCCCCGTTGGTCGGCAACTCCAGTGATGCAGCGGGCCAAAATCTTCCAGCACTGGGCAATTTCAAATAGATTGCAGGTTGTCTAAAAAACTGGCGTAACGGATTGGATGTTTGGGTCATTTTGATACCTATAAATATAGTTCTACTTATAGGTACACAACCATGACGCCAGAAGAAAATCTCGCCAGGATCACAGAAGAAGTAAACGAACAGATGCGCCGATTCGGGTATATATTGCCCGAAACTAACCAGAAATTGTTGGAAGCACAAACTGGTATACAAAACTTTGGATTCAAAGTTCAAATTGCCACTGGCATCATGGGCAATCTGGCCGAGGCAGTGGGCGACTATACTCGTGCCATGTACCGTGGCGAACAAGGTGCCGCGGTATTCAATCAATCTATTAACAAAATGGTTGACGCTGCTCAAATGGCAGCAGTGGGACTGAGTTTGTTGGTACCTGGTGGCGCAGTGATGAAGGGTGTGGTTGCTGGATTAACGTTCTTGACCACACAGTTTTTGAAAACAGGCGCCGAACTAGTAACTGCTGCTAATGAACAAAGCGATGCGTTATACGGTGCTTTTAGTCAACTGGCCGAAGTTGGTGCAGTGGGTGCCGATGAGATCAAAGGCGTGGCCGAGGACATACAAAAACTAGGTTTAAATGTCAATAAATTAGATCAATTTCTTGCAATGGCAAGCAAGAGTGCTGAGTCATTGGCTGCCATGGGTGGCACGGTGCGGGAAGGAAGAAAGCAATTTGCTGGATTGACTGCTGGCCTAAGAGAGAATGAAGTATCATTACGCAAACTGGGATTAGACCAAGATGCTCAAGCTGAAGCAGCACTGGGCTATGCCAAAATTCAAAGTCGATTGGCACTGGGTGCAACCAGAGATTATACCGCAATGGGGCAGTCGGCCTACAAGTATATTCAAGAACAAGACGCATTGACCAAAGTCACTGGTATCAGTCGCAAGCAACAAGAAGATGCTCTTGAAGAAGCCATGCGTAATCAACGCTTTGCGGCTACAATAGATCAGTTGATCGCAGAAGGCAAAACCGAAGAAGCCAAACAGTTACAAACAGGATTCATGGTGGCCAGAGCAGCCGGCAAAGACATGGCTGCTGCGTATGCAGACATGAGTTCGGGCATGATCAACACAGAAGCAGCACAAAAAGGTTTAATTGGTAGCCAAGGAGAAATGCTCCAGCAAATCAACAACATCAAGTCTGGCATGTACAAAGGCTCAGAACAAATGCTTGATGCAGGCATGCAAGAAATGCTTAAAAAGACCGGCGAGTTTGGTGTGAAAATGCGACCTGCTGCACAGGCAGGCGTGCTTGAAGATTTTTCAGTGCAGTATACCACTTCAATGAATGCTCAGACAATGGCCACTAAGAATTTTGCCGAGACAATGGCCAAGGCTCGAGAACAACAAGCAGGACAAATTGCCAACACTGGAACCATACTGGACGATCAGGCCAACTTGCGCAAGATGCAAAACGACACCATGTTGATGCTGCAGAACTGGGTCAACACTGGCTTACCTCAAGCCACTGCTCAGATGTTGCAAAAAGTAGAAGGCGCTTATCATGCCATGATAGAGAGAGTAGGCAAAAGTTTTTCTGAGGTTGCTAGTCTTCAACCCTCTAATCGAATTCCGACCCCTGAGCAATTTCCGTCATGGATGGATCGGGGAGCAGTGAACCGCAGAATCCAGGAAGAAACTGAACGTGTAGAACGTGCTCGCCGCGGCTCGCAAAATGCTCAGAATGCTCAAAATCAGCCACCACCTGCGCAGAATCAGCAACAGAATCAGCAACAGAATCAGCAACAGAATCAACCACCTGCGCAGAATCAACAACAGCAACCAGGCAGTGAGTTGCCAAGACCACTGCAACCTCCTAGAGACAGTAGGCCTAATAATCCTAATAACATACCTGGAAGAGCACATGGCACGTCAGGTGAAATTGGGTCGCTATTTGAGCCCAAAGACATTATTGCACAGTTACACAAGGGTGAACGTGTGCTCAACAAAAATGAAAACGCTGACTTGTCCAAGTTGTTCAACATGGTCAGCGGTGAAAAGTTTCAGAAGAAAATGATGGATACTCAAGGGCAAATGCTCAAGGTAATTGACAGCATTACCAGTGGCATGCGAGTCAACTCTAAGTCGGGTGTTGGCAACGACTTCAAATCTGCTTATGCAGACATGAGTTCAGGTATGATGAACACTGGTCCTGCGCAAAAAGCATTGCTTGACAGTCAAGGAGAAATGATCAAGCAGATCGACAGTCTTAAAAACAGTGCCATGCCTGCGTTGGCAACCAGTCAATCAGCGTTGTTAGGTGACATGCCCAAACTAGAAATTGACAAAGAAGCGGCTGCACAAATTGCACAAACGTTCAATGAAGGCATGGTAGAAGAATTCAAGTCAGCAGTGGACAACATCAGTCAACTAGCCAACCAACTGAAAAATCAAGGCGGTGCAGCACTGCAACAACAAATGGTTGGATTGCTAGAAGACATGCGTCGTAGCATGCAGTCCACAGCCACAGCCAGTGAGCGATTAGCACAGGTAGCCAGCAACTGACAATAAATAATAAACTATGGCAGATAACAAACAACCCGGTTGGCGCAAGTATTTTAAAGTAGCAGACACCACAGGTGTGATGAGTCCTATTTCAGGCAGGAACCAATACGGCCTTCCTGGATATACCAAAAATGACGGCTCAGACACAGGCATGCCTGCAGACTTTATCTTTCGCAACTATGCCAGCCGACTGCCAGAAGTTTACTCCGGACACCCCAACCGTATTGAACGCTACAATCAGTACGAAAACATGGACATGGACTCAGAGATCAATGCCTGTTTAGACATCATTGCTGAGTTCTCCACACAGATGAACGAACAAAACGGTACACCGTTTGAAGTTGATTATCGTGACAAGCCCACTGACAATGAAGTGAGTATTATCAAGAAGCAGTTGCAACAGTGGATCAAACTGAACAAACTAGATCAGCGTATCTTCAAGTTATTTCGTAACACCATCAAGTACGGTGATCAACTGTTTGTGCGTGATCCAGAAACATTTGAAATGATGTGGGTGGACATGAGCAAGGTGGCCCGTGTTATTGTAAACGAATCAGAAGGCAAGCGTCCTGAGCAGTATGTGATTCGTGACATCAACCCCAACTTTCAAAACATGACTGTGGCTGCAAAGACCACCACAGACTACATGACCAATCCTGTGACAGGCACCATATCAGGCAATGCCAACTACACCATGCCCAATGGCGGCACCGGTGGCGGTGTAGGCAATTCAAGATTCATGACTGCCATGAACGAAGTTTGCTTGGATGCCAAGCACGTGGTACACATCAGCCTGAACGAAGGACTAGATGTGTTCTGGCCTTTTGGACGCAGTATTTTAGAGCAGATCTACAAAGTATTCAAGCAGAAAGAACTGTTGGAAGACGCTGTGTTGATCTATCGTGTGAGTCGTGCTCCAGAACGCAGAATCTTCAAAATTGACGTGGGCAACATGCCATCACACTTGGCCATGGCGTTTGTGGAACGTGTTAAAAACGAAATGCATCAGCGTAGAATCCCCACTATGACAGGTGGCGGCAACAACATGATGGATGCCAGTTACAACCCTCTTTCAATCAACGAAGATTACTTCTTTCCTCAGGGTGCAGATGGACGTGGCTCGAGTGTAGATACTCTGCAAGGCGGACAAAACCTGGGCGAAATTGATGACTTGAAATACTTCAACAACAAAATGGCCCGTGGTCTGCGTGTGCCTTCGAGTTATTTGCCCACTGGACCAGACGATTCAGACCGTGCAATGACCGACGGAAAAGTAGGCACAGCACTGATTCAAGAGTACAGATTCAATCAGTATTGCGAGCGTTTGCAAGCATTGATTGTGCAAAAACTAGACGACGAATTCAAGATGTTTATGAAATGGCGTGGGTTTAACATAGACTCTAGCCTGTTTAATTTGAAGTTTAATGCACCTCAAAACTTTGCAAGTTATCGTCAAAGCGAACTGGATACTACACGCATTGGTGCATTTACACAGTTGGAACAACTGCCTTACATGAGCAAACGCTTTTTGTTGCAACGTTTCTTGGGCTTAACTGAAGAAGAAATTGCAGAAAACGAAGAAATGTGGCGTGAAGAACGTGACGAGCCTGAACTGGAAACCAACGCAGGACAAGACATGCGTAGCATTGGTATTACCCCAGGTGCCTTGGAAGCCGACATTGAAACAGGTGAAGAAGTTGCTGGAATGGCTGCCAATGGTGCAGGTGCACCTGCTGGTGCTGGACCTGTACCTGTGATTCCTGGTGGTGCACCTGCACCTGCTGCTGCTCCTGGTGCAGTATAAATAACAACATGCTGTTAAACGAATTTTTTCGCAAAGACCCTGAAGCGTTTCAAGACCTGTCGCAAGACAACAGTCAGCCGCAAGAGAGTGATTTGCGTAAAACTCGTCTTACATTGCGTCAACTCAACAAACTGAGAAAAATGAATGATGTGAGAACTTATGAGTTCAAGGAAAAACTCAAACTGGTGCGCAAACAGTACGCACCTCCCCCTGCCCCACCGGCAATGTAAAAATTTTGTGACAGAAATTTTACATTTATACGCCTTTTTCGCCCCTTAAACCTGGTGTTTTTCTCCTAGTGTGTAAATAACAGCACACTTTACCTATAGGAGTTTCCCATATGAACCGTTTTGAACAATTGATTGAATATGTAATCAATGACGAAGAGGCAAAAGCCCGCGAATTATTCCACGACATTGTTGTGGAAAAAAGCCGTCAAATCTATGAAAATATCATGGCCGAAGAAGCTGAAGAGCTTGAAGAAGCTGCCGACGAAGACCTTGATGAAGGCATGATGGGCGGCGACGCTCAAAGCGACCTGATCGACGACGTGGAAATGGAAGAGGAATCTGACATGAACATGGAAGCCGAGGGCGACGAAGAAATGGACATGTCCATGGACGACGACGGCGAAGAAGCAGAATTTAGCATGGGCGACGAAGGCGGCGGCGATGAACCTGCTACCAAAGACGATATCATGAATTTAGAAGACAAACTGGACCAACTAATGGCCGAGTTTGAAGACCTCATGGGCGGTGACGACATGGGTGACGGCGACGGTTTTGGTCCCGACGAAGGCGGCGACGCTATTGAAATGGACGACACCGACGAAATGGAACCAGGCATGATGGAAGCCGTGAGTTTAAAAGCAGCCCCAAAGCCAGTTACCAGTGAAGAAGGCGGCGTAAACAAGAAGTCTACCTATGCAGCCAACAGCGGACAAGCAGGCATGGCCAGCCGTCCAGTACACACTGGTGCAGGCGAAGGTGGACATCATGACACATCTGCTTACAGCAACAACACAAAAGACCTGATCGGCAAAGTTGGTAACACACCTGCACAAGGAACACAAAATCTTTCAGCAGCACCAAAGCCTAAAATGGGCGCCGGCAGCGAAGGTCAAAACAACAAGAGCCCACTTCCCACAGGACGTAAGGGTTAATTAGATGTCATCTAGATACCTTAGAGAAGATTTAACTTTTAGCCAGGCCAATATCCAAGTCTTAGAAGAGTCGGATATGTCTGGTAAAAAGCATCTCTACCTCAAAGGCATTTGCATTGAAGGCGACAAGAAGAATGCAAATGAACGTATCTATCCCCGACACGAAATTATCAAGGCAGTAGAAACCATCAACGAACAGATCCACAACGGTAACTCCGTGCTAGGTGAAGTGGACCATCCAGATGATCTAAAGATCAACTTAGATCGTGTGTGTCACACAGTTGAAGGCATGTGGATGGACGGACATGCCGGTTGCGGTAAGTTGAAGATATTGCCAACTCCCATGGGAGAATTGATTAAAACGCTGATCACGTCAGGTGTAAAACTTGGCGTCAGCAGTCGTGGCAGCGGTAACGTAGACGACAGAACAGGACATGTAAGTGACTTTGAAATAGTCACTATAGATGTGGTTGCACAACCCAGCGCACCCAATGCTTATCCAACAGCAATTTATGAAGGTCTCATGAACATGAAG